GTTTCATGGAGCATTTCAGTTGAAGCCCTCTTCTACCTTTTACTTCCCGCCCTTCTACTCAAACTGCGTTCTACATGGCTGTTGAACCTTGCAATGTCGATGACGATGGCAGCAGCCATTGTCGTGGCAACGTTCACGAAAGGAAAAGAAATCGCATACTGGGCAGCATATATATTCCCGCCGACCAGGCTTCCTGAATTCGTGCTTGGCATTTGCGCCTACCGACTACACCTGTCATCCAACCTGCGCCCTACCTATAGGCAAGCCACTACCTTGGAGGCAGCGGCAGTGATTACTGCAGTGACATCCATGCGGCTGTGCCGAATGGCCTCCGAATATATTGTGGCGTCGCACGCCTCGCAGTCCGGATTTTCGGACTGGCTAATGAGCGGGGCGGGCGGACTGCCTTTTGCGCTTTTGATCTTCGCCTTCTCCGACCAGCGCGGCGCGCTGAGCAAAGCCCTTTGCAACAAATTCTGGGTACTACTGGGCGAGGCTAGTTTCGCGCTCTACATGGTTCACCAAATCATCTTCCGAATGATGTGGGACCGCTATACGCTCGTTACATCCTTTCCAAACGGAATGATGTGGAGCCTCTATGCTGCCCTCTCATTGACACTGGCATTCGGGCTGCACTTTCTGTTCGAAAAGCCAGCCCGCAAGGCAATCATGTCGTGGTTCGACTCACGAAAAGGAGTTCAGCCGCGAATCGGAACGGGAGCATAGGGTTGCGTCCACGGCGGCATACTGTCGTAGTACGCGACGTAACGCGAATCGTTGATCGGCACCTCCTGCTGGTACGGCCAGGTTTCCAGCGGTTGCTGCCAATTCGACCAACCGCAGGGCAACGTCATCGCCTCGTCATTGAATTGAAGCCAGATCGTTTCCATGTCCTGTCCTCAGATTTCGTAGGAAGTAACTTGCGCCGAGAAGCTGGGCGTTCCGGCTGAACTGGATGCCATGTAGTACGCGCGTTGGGCGACCGTCAGCTTCAGTTTATTGAACGGCGCCGCGATCGACCCGGATGCGGTCAACGTCAGCGCTACTACCTGCTGGTTTGTTCCTGCAGAACTTGAACAAAGGGAGAAAGACATACTTGCGGCTGCGCTGTTGCCGAGCTGCATAAATCCAGAGCAAGTCTTGGCATTGAACGGAACAAGAAGGTTGTTGATAATCGTCGCAGAAGCCGCCGTCGTGGCAGTCGACAGAATAGTCCCACCGCTAATATCGACGGATCGGTCCATCACCATGCAAGGCGCGATCTGCGAGGACGCGTTCGTCGGCACAACGGTTAGCAGCGCGCTTGCTGTGTATCCAGACGGCATGTTCGCGCCACCGTACACCTCCGGCAGCTTGATGCCGTTAGCACTCACGCCGAGCAGCGCACTCACGCCCGTCGTCGGATTGTAGATCGCATAGATGCCGACAAAGTTCGATGCCGGCGCGGTACCAGTGTCCATAGCGCCAGCGCCAGTGGTCGCAAGATTGATCGTCTTGCTGAAGCTCGCGAGCTTATAGGTCAACCCACCGAGCGCGGACTCGACAATGATCTCGTCGGCCGTCACCGTCGCGTTTGCAGACGCCGTTGCTACCGACATAGCGAGGTTGCGCACGGTACCGACGACAGGCGCGACGCCGGCGCTTCCCAGAATCAATTGCTTAATGCTGTCGCGAACCTGTGTGTAGGTGGTCTTGCTCGGCGTCAGACCGCCGGCCGCGACCACGTTCACCAACTCCATCATGATCATGTTCATGAAATCGGCGTCGAGGATCGTTGCAGCGACACCGCTCGCCGGATTTCCGTTCGTGAAGTACCCCTGCGTCCCTGCTGAAGAAGGCGTGGGCAACGAGGCGGCGGCGGTAGCCTGATCGGTTTGGAACATGCTGATCCTTTAGTGATATGCGAAATTCAGATACGTGTGCGCTGGCTTGATTGCGGTGAGTTCGCATTGCAAAACTGCGTTACCCCAGCTTGCTAACGCCTGTCCAACGTACGATTGGCCGGTTGCAAAGTACGCCACCGTGTTGAGCGCCGAATTGATCTGCCATGTGAAGGCCCAGTCCTGCGTGCCAAGTTGGGAGCCCATTCGTTGCTGGCCGATTCGAAAAGGCGTGAACTCAGTCACCGTTACCGTGTATCCGAGCGTCTTCGCATAGCCGATGAAGTACGGAATCGATTGACCACCGCTATTCGTCAACCGCGCGACCACCTGCTGCTGCCGCCCCTTAAGCGTCGGCGAGCTGCCTGCGCACGGGTCTGGAAGATTCAGTGTCGATTCCCACTCGGGAAGCATTTCGACCGCCGTAGCAGGGAACGCATCGACAAGCAGTTGATTGTTTGCCTGCGCGTGCCGCGCCCACGTTGGCGCAAGGCCCGCGATGACCTGCGCCTGCACCGCGGTCGCATCGCGTGGCCAAACAAGGCCGCGAGGCATAAGCGCGTGAATCGCCGACGCGAAGTCGGACGCCTGATAGTTCGGTGCGGCCATTTAGGGGTTCCACGTGATCGTGCCGAGCACCGGAAGCTGGCCCGTGGTGCCCTGAATGTTCGCTGTCGGAGAAGTGATAACGAAACCTGCGGTGCCGGAAATGGCTGCGATCGCTGATTCGATATACGAAAGAGCGACTGCGCCGTTTTGCCCTGCCGTCGAGCTGATCGGCGATCCATACATGACGAACACGCCAGAGATGGCAGACTGGATCAACGCCTTAGTGGCCGCGCTGAAGCTTGCTGTCCCGCTGATCGCGAAGTTGACCGTCAACTTGTTCGGTGCGCACACATAGGCGAGCGCTGTCGCTGGGCGCAACGGATAAATGTAGTTCGCGATCGTGAGTTGATCGCCGGCCGCGACAATTCCACGGCTCTCTGAAGCAGCTACGCCGTTCGTGCCGACAGGGAATCCGCCGTTCGCGGCCTCTGCGCTGTCGAGCATCGCGTACACAACGACTGTTCCAGCGCCAAATCCGTTCGGATTGCACCAGGCACGCGTGACGCCGCTGACCTCTCCGGCCCACGTGACATAGTCCGCCACCGCACCGCCTTGGGGCGGGTTCTGGTAGGCGAAGAGCATGCGCGAGCGCAGACTATCGTCCTGCTCGATGTCTGCGCCGCCAGTGAATGCGGCCGTCACCGAACCGGTGGACGAGATTCCGGCGATCGACGTGCCGAGCGTCATCACCGTGCCGACGGCGCAGTTGCCGAACGCGCCCGTCAATCCCGTCGGATCAGCATTCGCAGTGGCATTCACCGTTACCGAGCCGCCGGCTACGGTACCGAGCGACGTGGTCGTATATTGAACGCCGTCACCGCGCGAGATCAGCATTCCGACCGGAATCTGATAACCGTTCGTGCCTGGGAACGTAATCTGGCCCGGCGTCACCGCGCCGGCCCGCGTAGCGGGCTCACGATAAACGCTCTTCAGAGCCGCCCAAGCTTCGAGGAACTCGTCAGTCGCGGTGAACGGATTCGATTGCAGTGCTACCCAATCAGTGTACCCATATTGCGCGTTCGCCAAACCCGCCAGCGCGCGACCGAGAACATTGAGGCTCGAAAATCGCAGGAGCGGATCTGAACCAGCCGGGCTTACCTGCAGATCCGAGGCGACCGTGGCGCGGATCTGCGTGAGTGTCGGGCGTGCGTACGGCATGTCAGTTAGTCCCCGTCCAGGCCCATGCGTATTGGCCCTTCGAAAGTATTGTTCCGGTCGGCGAGTACGCCGTTATTGATGCCCCAAGCGTGCTTCTCCGCGCCCACTGGACGTTGATGTCGAAGCGCGCGACGGCGCCGTCGTCAACCATCCATTGCAACGCCTCGGCCAAATAGTCGTAGGCGCGCTGCAGTGTTTCGCCCGTCTGTTTGGCTCGCCGAAGCAGCCACATCCGCGATCCGATTGGCACGTCGTCATCAGCCCACCATCCCCGCGGATCGTCGCCGTCGGGAATGACGTCATCCGGCTGCGCCATGCGGTCGGAGAAGATGCTGATCAGAATCGCCGTTGGAATATCGCTCCCGGTCGTTAGCACCGGGCCCGACATCGTCCAGTCGCCACGTTGGTTCGTCGCGTCCCAAGTAATCGTGATGTCTGCCATTGCGCTCGGGCGTAAAAAAACCCGCCGAAGCGGGTTCTATCGTTGAGCGCTTTCGCGCTATTCGGTCTGGTTCGGTCCATTCGACGTCACGGTGCTACCGCCCGTCTGGACGTTCGGTACGTTGTGCGTATGCGAATTGAAGATCGATCGCATCTGCGCCATCGTGTGCGTATTCGTGCTCACGTTGTCCTGCATATCGCCGGTCGACGTCACCGTCGGCGCCACAAACTGAATTCCACCAGGCGCGACGATCTTGAACACGCCCGAGCAATTCACCGTTACGTTTGACGCGTTATTCACGACGACCGGCTGCCCTTTCGCCTCGACGACGATGCCACCGCTCGAAGTCAGGTAGACAGACTTGCCGTCTTGGCTGTAGAGCATCGTTTCACCGGACTGCAGCCCTTTAGGGCGCGACGACTGATGATTCGTGCCGAGCACAGCGCCAGCAGACCGATCACCGTCAACGTGGACCGCAATCACGTCTGAATCGATGGGTGGATTCGATGTGATGCCGAACTCAGGAACCCGAAAGCGACTATCGGGTGTCTCCATGCCGCTCATCAGCACCTGCATCTTCTGCACCGGGCCGGAGTCATCGACGAACTTCACGCGGCCGCGCCCGACGAGCGCTTGCACCTTGCGTCTGATGACATCGATCATGAGTTGACACCGTTGACAGTCGTGTAGTCCGGTGCGATCGGGAACAGCGTGACCGGCTCCGGATAAAAAGCTTGCGGCGGCATGATCACGAGATCAGCGCGTGTCCCTTGCTCATTACGCAAGTACGTCACGTCAGCGATGAGCCAGGTCTTTGGCTTGAGCTTCAGGCCGGGCAGATCAATGTCGACGAGCGTGTTCGGCTCGTACAAGGTTCCTGCCGAGTCGCGCCAGCTATCCGTCGACAGGCGGACCTGCATCGAGCGCCCCAATCGTGCCGCCCTCTCCCAGTCCGCCCGCTGTTTGGCGACAACATTGCCACCAGCTACGTTCTCCGACACGATCGCGCGATAGCGCAGTCGCGGCACGCCCTCGTCGGTCACATGTGCAATCAGATTGCCGCCCTCGCCGATGTCCTGCAGCGTATCGAGTCCCTGATACACCGCCTCGTAGTCCGAGAAGCGGCCATCCATGCCATACATCGCCCCAGCAGACGCGACGTTGATGCCTTCCTTGAACCCGCTCGCAGCCTTGCGCGTGCCGATGCCAGTAGACCCATCGGCGCCGTCGCCACCGTTCGCGAGAAGCAGGCTTCCATCCGGCTCATCGTAGAGGAGCAGCGCACGATACCGACAAATGCGCTCGAGGACCCCATAAATCGGCTCTCCGATCATGATGTTCAGCTGCGGGATCGGATCACCTATCACCGTGCCCGCCGCGACATTGACGTCGATGCCATACACTGCGCATAGACGCTTCGCGATCTGATCGACCGTCAGGTTCAGCAGTTGACCGCCCGTCCACTTCGCCGAGCAATCGACCAAATCCTGACACTTGCTGCGCCCCGTGATGCGAATCGTGTGCTCGCGCGCGTTATAGCTCGGAAGGTATCGATCGACGAACCCTGTCAAGACGACATCCTGCCCGAGAAGCACCTGCACGAGATCGCCTGGCTGCACGATCACCTGCGACACACCCGGATAAGGCTCGGTGAACGAGATCTCGAAATCAGAAGGGCAACGCTCAATTCCACGCGACACCCGTACCTGCGTCCACCCGGAGATCTCTCGGCCGTTCGACGTAGTGAATGTCGGCGTGCCAAGCGCAGCGGCCGCGTTTCGAGTGCACGTCGAAACGCGCAGCGTGATGTCATCGAGCATCAGTTCGAGAGAGCTTGAAATTTCGTCGGACAGAAAGCCGGGTGAATCGGCTTGACCTGCGTCACCAGCTGGTCGGCGCGTGTCGAATCACGGTAAATCCGGTTCGCGAGCACGAGCGCCGGCAGCGTCGCATTGAATTGGAACGTGGAAACTGCCGCGAGGTTGGCGCCGCGCGA